CGGCCTTAAAGCAGTCGATGGCGGAGTACTCGGGCTCACCGGATAAGAAGGTGCAGCCAATTTGGGTGCAAAAGAAAGCAATGGGAATCCACAGCATGGCAGTACCTCATTAGTGTACCTTCGGTGAGCTCTCCTTGCTCGGGCAGTTCTCCCCCTCTAAATACTCATCTTCAGCGTAATCGTCCCAGTCGTCGTAGTCAATCACGAGCTGTTCGCCAAGCGACAGGCTCTGGATTTTGACGAGGGTTTCTTGGTCAATGAACGGACCCAGAAATGGCATGATCGTGCCATTTTCTAGCTTGACATATAGAACGCGCAGCGTGGTGCCTGACTCTGGCGCCAAGATGGACAGGGCGTCCTCTAAACCTGGCGGGATGTCAGACATTTCTTGGATTAAATCTTGATTCATGGCGGTGCCTAAGGTTTTGTGCGTGTGGCTTCATTATGCCCTGCTTTGTAGGCAGCTTCAACCGCCTCGCGGATGGTCATTTTGCTGATTAGCTCGGCATGCTCGCGCACGACGACCGCGGCATAGTGCCACGCGGCTTGGTTAAGGGCCTTTTTCCGTGCTCCCTCTTGCTTTTTTTCTAGCAGCACCCACGCTTCTTCTTCTTCGGGGGTCACATCGGGGGTGTTCATGGGCGTGCTCCGTGGGCCAAGCCAAAAGGATCGTGAGCCATCATATTGGGCAGGTAGTGGGAAACAAAGTAGCGGGTTTCTTTGCCGGAGGTATCGGCGCGTAGGCGCTCTGCGTGAACCAAGTCACGGCAGTGGATGCGCACGGCATTTTCGCTTAAGGAAAGGTTGCGTGCCATGTTGCGCACAGTGTCGCCTGCGTTGCAGTAGACAAAAATGCGGTCATGAATTTGCTCGGGTGTCATTACATTTCTCCTTGTGTAAAGTTACTCGTTACCGCACATGTCTTTCGGATCTTTGGGCCACTCTTCTAACTCTTCAATGTCAGCAGGGTTGCCTATCCGCCGAATGTCAATTATTTGTTTTGGTTTGTCAGTCATCTTCCTCTCCCATATCAAACCACTCATAAATTTCATGCGAGATAGCGTTCTCTATTTCCTCTTTAAGGATGTTCTCAGGTGGGTTTACAAAATGCTTGTGCGCTCTTGTCCAGCCCCAGTCAATCCCCTGCTTGATGCACATCTCTAGTACTAGGTGTGGTTTCGGTTTCATCTCTCATTCCCATGTTAAACATTCTTGCAGACAACGCACCCCATAGTTTTGATTTGACCGCTTCGCGCCTGTCTTCTGGCAGAAACGCTACGGCGTCTTCCATCGTCTGCGTTACACTTGCGATCATTTGTTTTCGTGTGAGTGCCATTATTGTGCTCTCCTAGTAGACCGTGTTGTATATACATTCATACTTTGCGTCACTGCCTGAGAGCTCTTCAAGCACCGCATCCTCAATCTTGGTGCCATCGGTGTACTCGCCATAGCAAAAGTCAGGGGCATCGTTGTAGTTAATTTCCTTTTTCATTTGAATCTCTCCTCATCGTGGTTGTGAAAAAACACGGGTGTCTTTTCCCCGATGTACGCGCACTCTATATTGAACTCGAAATAATCGACAGCATCGTCGTAGGGCATGTCCTTAGCCAGCTTACAAATAACAGCCTCAGAGCTGTATAAAGCCACTAATTCCTCCTCTCGAAATGTCAATCCAATTAAGCAGTCGTCGAACCCATCGGCGAGTAAGATTTCTGAATCGAGATTAGCGATCAAATCAATCATTTGAATCTCTCCTCGAGTGTTTTGTATACGGTGTTGGGGGACACTAGCGCAACAAACGCTAATGCGATTAAGCCAACAAACAACCTCATCCTAATCATCAGTTTCCTCCGTGATCCAGGTACGGTAAGACTGGGCCAAGAGCCGTGAGTGGGTAGTCAGGAGCACCGCTTTGTTGAAGGCGTCCCGATACTCACCGGCTTTGTCGTGTCCGTCAATTTCCTTCATCAGGTTTCTGACTGCAATTTTCTGTGAGACGTATTCAATGGGCATTATCATGGAGGGCTTCTTCGCAAAGTTGAGGGAGGCGTTTGTAGTAAGACCACTTTTCTTGCATAGCAGGGTCTTCTGAAGGTGGGATCCAGCCATAGCGGCGGAAGGTCGCTGCCACATCCGTGGCAGAGGAAGGCGCGTAGGCTGAGTGCTCGTCTTTTAGTTCATGTGTCATAACTTTCTCCTGTATTAGTAGCAAGTGGTGGTGCATTGGCCTTGGAAGCAGCACGTCTGGCAAAGAATGACCTTGCCGTCGGCGGTGACAACTCGGGTGGTGGTGCAGTTATTCGCATAGACCGCACCGGCAAATAAGAGGCAAAAGACGCCAATGGAAATGATGGTTTTCATGTGTTTCTCCTTTCTAGTAGAAAAGTTAGTTTAAATGAACTGCAGTAAATTGCAATACTCCGGCAAGTTAAATATAACTATCGCCGTTTTACTTCTGATTAAGAATCTCTATGAGCTTCTGGATGTAGTGCTCGGCTTTGCGAAGCTCTTGTAAGGATTCGTCCTTACTGCCCATGCGCATGATGTACTTAAGCGCACCGCCACGGTAGTAGCCGATTTGTTGCTCAAGCGGCCAAGTATCGACCACGTCCCAAGGCTCCACGCCCATCTTCTTGTAGTGAGAGCCGCCCTCTTGTTTGTCTCTAGCACGTTGTGCTTTGTACCTGTTCATCGCCCCAACGTCGAACTCGTTGTTGCGTTCCAATCCTTCCATGATGATGTCTTCCAGTGTTTTTGGCGTACTCATTATTCCTCCACTCGTTGGTTGTCCAAGACTTCGGACAGGATGGCGCCTAGACTGCCTGCACCAGGTCGGTTAAAGATTTCTTTTGCGTCTGTCAAAGCTCGGTTGTAGCCAAACTTTATCAAGCGCACCAGTTGCTGCTTTTGCACCATGGTCTCGTCCAAGGCGTGGTCCATGGGCCGTTGTAAGACAGCATCTAAAATTCGTTCAATTCCTTTATCGTCTAGCATTACTTTCTCCTTTCTAGCGTCTGGCGTAGGTTAGCCAGTGCGTGTGGTTAAAACAAAAACTCTTTCTAGCATTGTGGGGCAGACTGTTAAACGGTGGATCCTCTAGGCTTCCGTCCCCGTACATCAAGCCGACCAATCGACCACGAAAAGCCTCTGGGTCCATGTCCAAGCACCGCATGTATTGCTTAAAGAAGAACCGGTCGTTGTCCTCAAAAAGAAAGCGGATGGCAGAGTTTGCGTTGTCCGTGGGGAAACGCTTGTTCTCTCGGTTGGGCTTTGGAGGCTGTGTGCAGGCATCGTAGACCGCGAGCCAAAGCACCGCGGACAAGAGCTTACGATAGCCGCTGATATCATCAGGGAAATAAGTCATGATAAGCCCTCTAAGATCTCATCTTCTAAGTTAATCAAGGCGGACTCATCCAGGTTGCTAAGGATATTAACGCGACGGGTTTTGCCTGTCTTGTCTTGTGTCACCACGTTGATGTATTTAATGTCAATTTGATCGGGCAGATTCTCTTGCGCCGGTAAAAGGTCATAGCCCACCTCCACGTCTAAAAGCAGTTGGGATTCATGTTTCATCAGTCATCTCCTCAATGCCCTCAAGCGGGTCAAGAGGCGTGATGAGTTTAAGCTCACGACCAATTTTTTTGCGCTTAAAGACAGGGTCCATGCCCCGTGGTTTGCGGTTCTGTTTCAGTCGTTTGTCAATCTTGGGCAGTTCGATAAAGGGACGCCATTCTGCGGTGGGGTCAATCTTCTTAAGTTCTGCGTTAAAGGCGTCTGCGATGAGCTCCATGGTGGTGGCGCCAAGGGTTTTGCCTGTCTTTTCCGCTAATTCGCGCAGCATGAAGTAGTGCGTACGTCTAATGACGACGGTGATCCATGTATGGTGAACTTGTTTGGGTGCGGTAATTTCTGCGCCACGCTTTCTTGCTGCTTTAGCGCCTGTACTGCTTCTGGGTTTGCCGTAAACCACATTGGTTCTCCTTTCTGTGTTTGCCAATATAATAAAGTTTAAAGCAAAATACAAAAAAAGGGCTAGGGGTTTACCCTAGCCCAAATGGTCCCTGAAGACCTAGGAGAACAATAATTGTACCTCAGCCCATTGATTTACCCCAAGAGGTTCCAATCTCCACGTCTACTTTTGAGGGGATTTCTAACTGAACAGCGTGGGCCATGAGCCGTGCGGCTTCTTGCGCTTGCTCTTTATTTTGTACGCTAAGCGCCAGTTCGTCGTGGACTTGCAACAATACCCTGTAGCCTGCCTTGTGAAGCGCCACCATAGCGGCTTTGGTCTGGTCGGCGGCTGACCCTTGGATGAGCCTGTTCAAACCCTTGTAGGTCATGGCACGTTTTACACGTGGACCGTACTTGGCCACTGCCTCTTCGTAAGGTAGCGCCTTGTTGATGCCCCACTGCATTGGCTCCCACAGTGGGAAGCGGCACTTGCGACCCAACAGCGTGCGGATGGCGCCCCCAGAGGCGGGTTGTTCAATGCGACGCATGACCGCGTCAATTGTGCCCCGTAGGAAGGGCACCTTGCCGTGAAACTCTTTGATCAGGTCACCCGCTTCGTCGGAGTCCATCTCAAGCTGCGTGGCTAGCTTGGCTTTGCCCATGCCGTACATCAACCCCAAGCCCACTGTTTTGGCTTGTTTGCGCTCAATGCCGGCCATGTCGGCGACCATTTTGTGAAAGTCCGTGTCAGGATTGTCCTTGTAGGCTTGCACGAGTGCCTCCGAGCCAGGCAGGCCGAGCAGGTTGGCGTAATGGACAAGTAACCGTGGCTCTTGGGCAGAGAAGTCATTTGATGCCCACAGCTCGCCTTCTTCAGGCAAGAAGAGTCCCCGTATAGCGGGTCCAATAATCGGATGGCGTGAGGGCACTTGCTGCAAATTCGGTTGTGCCATGGAGAGCCTGCCGGTGACCGTGCCACCATCATCAGAGCGCAGTTGGTTCACGTGCGGGTGTATTCTGCCGTCTGCCTCAGAAAAGTCTAAGTACGGTTGCAGGAAAGTCCCATAGGTTTTATTAATCTCTCTGGCTTCAACGATAACTTTTGCCAATGGGTGGTCACAACTGTCAAGAAAGGACTTGGTAAAGCTAGGCAAGCCTGTCTTGGACTTCGGGTACCCTACGCCAATCTTGTCAAAGGCAATCGCAATGCTAGCGGCCGCCCAGATGTCCACGCCCACCCCTGCGGTTTTCTTGATCTGCGTGAGCAACGTCTTCTCTCTTGCCTGCATCTGATCAATCAGCTGTGATGCCTTTTCCCTATCAAAACGGATACCCTGATAAGTCATCCCGATCAGGATGGGAAGTAGCTCTAACTCGAGTTCAAAGATACTTTCAACCTCCTCGCGCCGCAGAGCGGTCTTCAGGTAGTGCCAGAGCTTCAAGGTCAATGCAGCATCCTGCTCGGCGTACTCGCCCACGTACATGGCAGGCAGCTTCCACATGTCCTTCTTAGGGCTTACCCCAAAGTCGGCGGCGGCTTCGCGTAAACCCTGCTCTGACTTAATCTCTTTAAGCATGTCAAAGCCCAAGCTGTTCAGTGCATAGGAGAAGCGGTTCTCGTCAATCAAGGCCGCGGCAAGCATGGTGTCAATGATCTTGCCGTTAATGGTAAACCCCGATGCCTTAAGCCAGCCCACGTCATAGGCGGCATTGTGCATGATCTTGTCAGCGGGCAGCAGTAATACGTCTTTGATCCATCGCTCCACGATCTTTTTGTCAAGGTTACCGCCACCTTGGTGGGCAATGGGGTAGTAGCCACGCCACCCGTCCACGGCCACTGCGTAGCCAATGATGTAGCCGTCCTTGCGTGGCCAGCCTGGACCGTACTTCTCCAAGTTCGGGTCGCACGTCTCAAGGTCAATCGCAATCTCCGTTGCACTAGACAAATCAGGGAAGGACTGCGGGGGCAGCCACTCGGAGGGAGTAGGGAAGAGAGAAATTGTTTTCACAGCATGAATCCTTTGCGCATGTCTTTGGGTAAAACAACATGCAAAGACTGCTTGGCTCTGGTGATGCCAACGTAAAGCAGTCTGTGTATGTCGTCTGGGTTCTTGTCGTATTCTCGTGCAAATTTACTCGATAGGTCCGTGATCAGTAAGACATTATCCGCCTCTCCTCCTTTAGCGCCGTGGATCGTGGACAGTTTTATGAGGGCATCTGCTTTTAGGCTAGTCTTTCGCCGTAGCAGTGCCACGATGTAATCACGTTGTTCTTCGCTGATCTTGGTCAAAGCCTTGTGCCAAATCGCGTTTGTCAAGAGACCATGATGAGCCGTGAGCCGTGGCAAGTCATAAAAGATCTCAGGGTCGGCTTTAGGTAGCGACTTATGCCCGCGTTTGATAAAATCGTTATTGAGGTACTTATATATCTGTCTGACCACAGAGAAAGGGACTTCTTTACCCTTTCGCAACGCCTCCCACCCAAGCACAGCAGATAGGATGACCGCGGGGATGCTTTTTTGCCCGTTGCGCTCGAACAAAAGACCCTGTGATTTTAGCCATTCGTGCATGCCGTTGAGCATGTAGTTTGTGGCGGCCAACACGAGCCACTCGCCCTTGGTCACATCCACGTCGGTGAAAGTATTGTAGTACTGGATCAGTCCTTGCTCTTGGCGGGGGTTCCAGACTTTGGGTTGGCGCTTACGGATGCGGCGCACGACTTTGTCAGCAAGTTGGTGGATCTTGGCAGGCACACGATAGGACTGCTCAAGGATTTTGATCTCGCCAGGCAAGGACAAGAAGCTCCCCACATCAGCTCCCGCCCAGTTGTACAAGGCTTGGTCATCGTCACCCGCCACATAAGTACGGTCACTGCGCTTGGCCAAGGCTTCGACCAGATCCCATTGTAGGCGCGACAAGTCCTGTGCTTCGTCCACAATCAAAACCTCGAGCCGCGGCAAGCGGTCGGGCTCTAAAAGAATCTTTTCTAAAAGGTCGGTAAAGTCGAGCAGACTATTGCGTTGCTTGTAGTGCCGGTAGCAGCGCTCGACATACTCAAAGTGATACCACTCAATACGCAGTTCACTACGATTGTAGTAGGTGCGCAGGTCTTCGCCTCGGATACGGGCAATGTTGATCTCGTTTAGGATCGGGTGGTCTGTACGTACAACGTATGACTCTTCGCCAATTTCGGTGTTCACTACAATTCCAGATTCCTTGGCAAAAGCGGCAAAATGCTCAGGCGTCATCATGTCTTTTTGCGACACATCTAAGCAGCGGTAGGCGAGGCTGTGTAGCGTGCGGAACCACGGGAAGTCCAAGTCAGCGTTCAATTCTGGGAACTTCACCACGGCACGCTCTCGTGCTTCGTTAGCCGCTTTACGGGTAAAGGAGAAGTAGCCCACACGTTGTGGGCCTACCCCTTGAGAAAGCTCTCGCTCCATGACGCTTAACAAGTACGTGGTTTTGCCAGCACCGGGAGCTCCGAACACCTTCTGTATGGTGGACATCAGAACGGTGAATCGGAGTTAGAAGACGGTGTCTCAAAAGGCGCGTCTTGCTTGTCAAACTTCGGCACTCGCCATACACGCGTTGAGCGGTTCTTCAAAAACAAACTGATGGGCTCGCCTCCGATCTCCCGCAGTCGTTGCGCCATCTTCGGAGCAGACAGCCCCTTAAAATTGTTGCGTTGCAAGTGCCCTTCCAAATCCTTGATGCGAAAGTACACCATGCCGTCTTGATCGTCTGTCCAAGGGCGGCCCATGAGTATTTCTTCACGGTCCATGGCCTGTTGCAGGTGGGTGGTGAACTCTTCTAC